ATCTCATCCATGTTCGCCTGCTGGCGCTGGATGCGCTGCGCTTCCTGCGCGGCCTTCACCCGCTGGTCGACGGCCCAGTACATCTTGACGGCGTCGTCGAACTGGCCCTGCGAGTAGTTCTTCTCGAAAGCGTTCTGCTTGAACTCGGACAATAGTTCCTGATCAAGGTCGGAGAGCGTGCCGACTTCCTTCGGGATCTCGGCCTTGTAGTCGTCCGCCTTCTCCGGGACGCCCCAGGTTTTGCGGAACGCCGCGATGTCCTTCGGGTCGTCGTTCTTGCCGGTCGGGATCTTGACCCGCTCCCGCGTCAGCTCGCTAATCTTCTGGTCCGCGTGCAGTCCGGCCCGGATGATCTCGGCGGGGTTGTTCTTCTTCGCCATCCAGTCGAGAGTGCGCTTGCGCTCCTTCTCATCCTTGATGTCGAGGGACACGATCGCGCGGTCGCGCCAGTCGTCGCCCCACTCCAGCGGCGCGATCTTCGGCGCGGTGTCAGCCTTCGCATCCGGAGTTGCGACGGGCTTGTCCGCATCTGGGGTCTCGGTCGGCCGCTCCAGAACATCGGCCTCGCCGTCGTCATTGGTCTCGTCGATCATCGTCAAAATTCTCCTTGCTCGTCATTCTTGACGGGCATGTTGATGAGCTTCACGACCTGCTGCCCCACGAACTGCTTCCCGGCGGCGAAGTCGGAGTTACGCGCACCATCCGTGCCGGGCCTGAACGGCGACTCGTAGGTGCCGCAGGCCTGCAGGATCCACTCCAGTACAATCTGCTGTTGGTACGCCTCGGCCCGCCCATCGCGGAGGGCGCGGAACGCGGCGATGTCTTGGACGTCATAGGGCGGCGGCATCCACGGCTCGCGCTCGAGCGGGACGTTGAGCGAGCGCTGCTCGACGAACCCGCTGGCTTTGCGGGCTCTATTGCGATGCTTCGAGGTCGGCGGGGTCGATGTCGAGTCCATCCGTCAGGGCTCCGATGTCGATGCCGAGATCGCCAAACGGATCTTCCGGCAACGGGAACCCTTCGGCCTGATCTTGCGGCGGTTGCGGTTGCTGCTGGCCCTGGAGGAGCTGCTGTGCTTGGGCAGCAAACCCGGGCAACTGACTCAACGCACCCATACCCTTCTGTCCGGCGCCGGCGGCCTTGTCGGCGATCTCCATCATCTTCTGCTGCTTTTCGGCTTCCATCGCCTGGGCGGCCTGCTCCTGATCCTGTGCGATCAGTTCGGCGACCTCTTCCTCTGTGTTCATCCACTCGGTATCGGCGCCGAGGTTCTGGATCGTGGCCCGGAACATCTTCGGCACGTTGACGATGTGCCGGACGGACGGGTCGACCTCGGCTGACATCTTGAGGGTCTGCAAGACTTCCTGAGCGCGGACGACCTTGACCCGGCGGTACGCCTGGGAGACCGGCGTGTCGAACTCGAACTGAATTTCTCCGCCACGGATCTCCGGCGGGATGGTCTCGAGCGGTCCGAAGTAACCGATCCGCAGCGACATCGCGAACATCGCCTCGAGGGTGCGCGCGTTGTCCGCTTCAAACGGTTCGAAGATCGGGCCCGCAGACCGGATGTATTCGGCGATCCGCTCGGAGGTCTCGTAAGCCGTCATCTCCTTATCGGACGGGAGAGACAGCTTGTTCAGGTACCACGCCGCCATCAGGATGTTGCGGGTGTCGACCTTCATCTCGAGGCCGAGTCTGACGTCTCCGCCGGTTTCCAGAGGACGCACCGCATCGCCGAACCGCTCGTCAAACTCGGTGTCCAGCCACGTCACGGCGCCGGCGTAGTTCTGGATACCACCGAGCACCGCGTCCCGCTTGGCGAGCAGCGGCGGGGCGACGGCGAGTTCGCCGGCATCGAGGATTACACGGGCCTGAGTCTGCAGCACCCGCGCGTCAACGAGCCCGAGCATGGCGGCAGGTGAGTACCCGTAGACGCTGTCCGACGGCACGCGCCAGCGCCGATGCAGGTAGGGAAACTCGTAGTACCCACCCTCATGAAGGATCTGCCGGGCTTCCGGGTTGACGTAGACGCTCGCGAACGGCTTGCCCTTCCACTTCTTCCGGGGGAAGTAGGGATCGTAGTCCTTGGCCGGCATGCAGATGTGGCGGATTTCGATCTCTTCGTAGGGACTTTTCTCGAGCGTTTTCAACTGAGTCTGCGTCAGTCCCTTCTCGCCCCAACGCTGCGCAACCTGGCGCAGTTGCATCTTCATTTTGCGGTGGTTGACGTCGACATCGCCGTATCTCGAGGTCGACCACGCGTTGTCCCGGGGGTGGTGAAGTTCGAACAGGAACCCGGCGCGATCCGGGTTCTCGGTCAGGGACGGGATGGCGTTGCCGAACGACACGAAGTCGTCGTCGCCGTCGGCCGAGGCCTTCTGAAAGTTGGTCCTCTGATTGTAGAGGATGCGCCGCATGATATCGCGGGCGTAGTCGCACCATGCCAACCCGGTCGGGGTGCGCCGCCACTCGTCGGTCGGCTGCGGCCGGAACCACTCTTTGCCCCGGGGGCGGAGGATGGCGCCGATCGCGCCCGCGAGATCACGGCGGTTCTGCGCGGGCTGTGACTCGTAGAGATCGCGGGCGAACTCCTCGCCCTCCATCCGCGTCGTCGTGAACGTCGCGCGTTCAGGATAGACCATCTCGGCCAGCGTCTGGTGCAGTTCGTCCAACTGAGACTTCTGGCCAAAGAGGCGGTCGCCGAGGGCGACAAGCTCGGCGCCGTTGTTGTCCATCTGTCTCGTCCTATCCCGTCAGCACGGCGGAGGTGCCGAGACCGCCAGCCTGGAGCTGGCTCCCGGCGGTGCGCTGTGCCGGGCGCTTGCGGGCGGCGGGCGCAGCCGTGGCCGGAGCCGAGGCTCCGAGCTTGCCCTTCGCCTCTTTCTCCGCGTCCGTCTCTACGCTCGAGGCGTAGCTGTCCTTCTGCGCGCCCACGAGTGCGGCCTCGGCGCCGCTGGTCACCGGGTCAAGCTTGACCACCGGCTGCGGCGGAGGAGGAAGCTGAGTCGACTGTTGAACGCCTTTTCCACCACCCATGGGATCACCCGGTCAGGACAGCGGCGGTATTCATGCCGCCAGCCGGCATCATGCCGGCGGCGGGGTCGCGGCGCGGGCGCTTCGGCGGCGGGGCCTGTGTGGTGCCGAGCTTGCCCGGAGCCTTGGCGGCCTTCTGGTCCTCTTCGGATGTCGTCGAGGTCACGGCACCGTTTTTCGCATCCAGTGCGCGGCGGGCTGCGAGTTCCGCCAGATCGGTGTCCGGGGTCTCGACCTGCGGTGTGACCGTCGGTGTGGGCGCCGGAGTGCCCTTAGATTTTCCGCCCATAGCTGTGCTCCTTACCCAGTGATGATGGCGGCGGACCCGAGTCCGGCGCCTTCGTTGACGACTGCTGCGGCATCCCGACCACGGCGACGGCGCGTCTGTGCGGGGTTCGTGGTCGCGCCCAGCCCCTTCTTCTCTTCGTCGCCCTGCTGCTTGGCCGCTTCGGACGTGGCGAAGCTGGTAGCGGCCTCGCCCGGCGGCGCGTCGGCGTTGGCTTCAGGTGCCGGGGTCGGCGCCGGCGGCTTGATCGGTTCGGCGGCCGGCGCTTGGGCCGGGGGGCTCTTACCACCCATGGGAGGTCTCCTTACCCTGTGATGACGGCGGACGTTGCGATGCCACCAGCAGAGCCGGGGGCGACCCGAGGACCGCGCGGGCTCTTGCCGACGGGGCCACGGGGACGGGGCTGCGGGCTGAACGTGTCAGCCTTGGCAAGCTGGCCGCGCGTGATCGCGGGCTCTTTGTCGGCCTCGTTACCGTCGAGATCGTTCGCCGTCCGCGAGGCGCCGGCCGACTTGTCGGCGACCAACTGCGCGGCTTGGTGTTTGGTTGCGAGATCGTCCTCGATCGGCGCCGGATTGGGCGGCGGTTGCGTCGGGACGGCCATGCCGCCAGAGTTACCCATTGTGCACTCCTAGCCCTGCTCGTCTTTCCACGTGGATGAGGCCGAGTAGACCTCGGCCCCGCGCTTGCGATGTGTGTGCAAAGTGCGACCGCCGAGGTTGGCCATGGTCGGCAGGTCGCGGACGCTGCGCTGCTGCTGCAGCGACTTGCGCCGCTTGTTGTTCCCGCTCCACCACGCCATGACGACCGCGTCGCCCTTGTCCGGGGAGCGGCCCCCGAGCCGTTCCTTGATCCTGATCTTTTCTTCGATCTGGATTGCCGAGGACGAGGTCATCTGCCATTTCGGGGCCGCGAGTTCCGACCGCAGTTCGGGGTCGGGCGGTAGGGCGATGCGACGCTCGGACGCCGGGTCCAGCGCCTCGCGGAACCGCCACCACATCTCGGCGCGGGCGTTGCGAAACGAGAGCCGACCGTCGAGTGTGCGCCCGGCGCTGGCGCCCCCCGGCACGATCCCCGTGAGCGAGACCATGTCATTCGACTTCAAGAAATCGTAGCAGCTACCGCCCCATCCGCCGCCGAGATCAAGGTTGACCATGGCGGCATCGCGCATGTGCATGATGATCAGCGCCGCCGCCGTGGGCCCGTCCGGCGTCTCGCGACCCGGCTTGACGACGAGCGGCGCGAACCAGTCCCCGTATCGCGGCGCGATCACCGTGCGGTCGGCGCCACCCTGGGCGATGTCGACACCGAGCGCCGTCATGCCCACACCGCTCGGCTTGTCCGGGCTCCACCGCTTCTGAGCCGCCAGGATCCACTCGGTCGGGATCACCTGAAACTCGTCATCCTGCAGCGCAGAGATGAACTGTCCGTCGCGCAACCGGCGCCGGAGTTCCTCGGGCATCGCCTCGAGCACCGCCGCATAGGTTGTCCGCATCAGGTCCGGGTTGTCTTCGAGTTTCGCTGGCACGAACGTCCGCGACCTCGGCGTGACCAGCTTGCCGTTGACCTCGACCGGCGCGGCGCTGGCGAGTTCCACGTCCTTGCCGTCGATGGTCGTGTACCACCGCAGTTCGCCCGGCAGCGCCGGATTGGGGTGGGTCGGATCGAGCCAAGCGCCCCAATAATTGATGACCCAGAGCCCTTCGGCCGTGGTGGGCGGGTTGCCCGTGGCGATCACCCGGCACCGCTGTCCCGCGTCGGTCGAGCGGTTCCAGCCGATGACGTAGCGGTAGATCGACTCCGAGAAGTGAGTGATCTCGTCGAACCCTTTCAGATCGGCGGCTCGGCCCTGCCACTTTTCTTTGTCGGACTCGTCCTTGATGCCGGCGATCTCGATCACGCGGTTGTCGGGGAGCCGCCACACCCCGGACTGGCGGTTGAGCCCTTGAGTTGTCCCGAGGATCTTGGTCAGTTCGTCGATGATGCCGCGGACCTGTGTGGATTCCCGGCGGAAGATGTGCGCGATCTTGTGCTCATTGACCGCGAGGCCGCACAGGAGGGCGGTCTTCCCCCCGCCTGCCGAACCCCCATAGAACGTCTCGTCGGCCTGAGTTTCATAGGCCACGGTCTGCGGCCCGATGTTGGGCACCCAGCGCATGTGCTTCGTCTCGGTGTCGGCCAGAGCCAGCGCCGCGCGCTTCTCGTCGGGGTCCATCGCCTTGAATGCGGCGAGGAAATCCTCGAACGAGCCGCTATCCAACCGCACCGTCGATCACCTTCAATTTCTGGCGCTCGAGAGCACGGCCCAGGGCGAGAGCGACCCGCCGCGCTTGATCCAGTTCGCCCGTCTCTTCGATGAGCACTGGGCCGCCGGCGGCGCCCGTAAGCTCGACAGCTTTGAAATCGCCGTACTTTTTCGGCTTCAGCTTGGAGGCGACCCATTTCATGGTGTCGATCTTTAGACGTGCGCGGGCGACGTCCTCGTCGGTCTCGGCGATGTAGGCCAGGGAGTCCGCGTAGGTGTCAGCCTGGTCTTCGCGTGCGCGCGCGTACTGATTGGCAAATTCCTCGTTCTCGCGCAGCCACTTATAGATCGTGCAGTAGTGCGGCCGACCGGGCTCGAGCGTGAAGGCACGGACCGAACCACCGGCCGCGATGTGCTCGCACAGCTCGTCGGCGAGATCCTGATCGAACGGCCGCCACCTGCGCTTCGGCTTCTCCGGCTTGATCACCGGGTCGATGGCGACCTTCGGCTTGGTTGGTGTCTCTCCCTTGGCGCGGGCTTCAGCGCGATCGACGATGGCGCGGATATGGGGAGGGGCCTTTTTTTTCTTTTGCTTGGGGGTTCCGGCCTTGGTGGGGGCCGGGGCTTTGCTCGTTGGCTTGCGGGCCATGGTGAGTTGCCTATCCCTCGGTCTGCGGGAGAGCGCCGACGGTCGCCGCGCCATGGGGATGGATCATCTCCTCATAGCGGCGCGTCATGATCTCGGCGGCGTAGGCGGCCTTCATGTCCTCGAGGTCGACGGCGGCGCGGGCATCCGGGCCGATACCCGACGGGTTGATGCGGTACCACTGCTTCGTATTGCGGAGCGCGTCTCTGAGGGCGCGGTCCGACTCGAAGTCCTCAGCCTTGGCGGTCACCACGAAGGTACCCCCCTGCTGGATATGGACCGCAAGATGCTTACGCACCTCATCAGCGACGCTCGACTTGTGCACACACTTGTCCTGCTCGATGCGGGCGAGGATGGAGTCCGCAATCCGGTCGGCGAGGTCGTTGGTCATGGGGTACCCCCTTCCAGTTCCAGGGTGGACTCCGTTCCGGACTCCGTTCCATCGGGGGTTCCACGGGTCTGGAACTTGGAACTCAGGGTGTGGACCGTGATCCCCTGGGCGGTCAGGTCCGATATCTGGCGCACGTGCAACTCGCCGTTGCGGCGGGTCACGGCGTAGGAGTCCGGATCGTTGATTACCTCAAGGAAGTCGAATACCATGGTGGATCACCCTTGCTGGGGGAAGTGGAATGACGGCCAGCGGACTCCCGATGCGCGGAGGGGTCTGACGCTACCGGATCTGATCCGCTGGCCGTCTCCCGGCCGTGGCCGGATGCTGATAGAGCTCGTGTCCCCAAGACTTGGCGGACGGGAACGGGCGGGAACGGTCGCGACCCCCGTAGTCTGGGCGTGTGCCCGGTGTCCCCTGCGTTCCCGGCACCAGGGACACCACCCGTCCTCAACGGGCTGCCCACACTCGCAGGTCACTCGGCGGCCTTGAGTAGCGGCGCCGGCGCGGGTTGGGTCGCGTAGGCCTGCATCTGAATGTGATTGTGACCCTCGGCTCTGAACTCGGGGGCCAGGGACTGAAAGTCGGGGCGGGTGTCCATCACCTGCCAGAACGCGTCGTCGCGCCAGAGTATCCGGTTGTTCGGGAACGCCCCGATCAGACCGTTCTCGAGCAGGACGATGTGCAGGCTCTTGTGCTGCTCCGGATCCTCAGCGAGATCGGTGCCGATGAAATCGAGCGTCGTGTGGTACTGCGCCGGGATGCGGTCCGGCAGGACGTAGCAGGCGCCGCGGGCCACGAAATCGAATGTGCAGACCCCGAAGTCCGAACTGAACACGTCCCAAGGGCAGACGTAGGTCATGTCCGCCGGCTTGGCGCAGGGCTGTGTGACCAGCGCCTCGATCGGGAGGAAGTAGCTGGCGCCCCCGGTGCTGTTCGGGGTGCCGTCCTCTGGCTGCATCAGCATCACCTGAAACCACGGTGAGTGTCCCCGCACGCACCGGACCCCGTAAGCCACGGCGGGGATGTACTCGCCATGGCGGTCGGCAAGGTTGCGGGTGTACTCCCTGCGGACGAGACACTTGAGGTAGGGGATCGAGCCGATAACGTAGGCCATCAGTGGACCGTCCCGGAATGATACGGCCAGCGGCCGGCCAGCCTCAGCTCGACGACCGTCTCGGGCGGCAGGCGCAGGACGACAGGGACGTACAGCATCTCACCCGCAACCCTGCGGCAGAACAAGAACGCGATCGTATTGCGGGTCGGGTACTCCTGCACGAGCACGTCCTGGGCGTTGAACACGATCGGGAGCATGGCGCCCTTGGCCTGGAACGAGGCGCGGGCACGGTCGGAGGCCTGCCGCCAGAGGTTCGTGTCGGCCCACTTGGCGAGGGGGACCTTGATGAAAGGTCGCCCGAGGTCGCCGATCTCTTCGCCGTTTTCGTGGTCGAGCATCCGTATACCCTTCGAAGTTCCACGTGAACCGGGCGGAGGCAGATCGTCCGCCCCCGCCCACGCATACTAAGTAGTTGCGGGATCAGCACATACTCGGATCTGCTGGGCGGATTAACCACCTGGGATCGAGACGCGTAACCGGGTCGCGACCGTTGACCGAACCTGCGCTGCGCACGAATTTGAAACTCATCATCGTGGTCCCGTTGCTGGAGGATGCCGGGTACGCTGGCGACAAGGCGGAGCCCGTGGGAGAGGGCTATTCGGTCTTGGCGAGGTGTTCGGCGACCTTGGCGGTCTGCAGCTTCGTGACCTGGGCGCGGGCCTCCTCGAGGGCGGCCTGCAGCTTGATGTTCTCGAGGATCAGCCAGCCGAGGTGCTCGGCGAGTTTCTTGTCGATCGCGCTCATGGGGTCACCAGTAGGG